TCACAGAACGCTATACAAGAGGACAAGGATAAGTTGAAGGCAGCAGAGATAAACCTTTCTCAACTTGAGAACGAACTGGTCAAGCTCTACAAGCTCATAGGAGCAAGAACGGCTTCGCAGGAAGAACTCCAGAAAGACGAGCAGGAAGCTGCTGCCCTTCTTCATAGACAACGTGTTCTCGACAGCATCGTCCAGGCGTTTTCGAAGACAGGAATCCCAGCAGCTGTTCTCAAGCACAAGCTCCCAGAAATCAACTCTGAACTTGAAAACATCCTTGCTGGAGTGGTACCGTTCAGAGTTTATCTCAAGGCAGAATCTGATAGCAACAACCTCGACGTGTTTATCGAAGACAAGGATTCCACAAGGATTATAGAGCTTGCGTCAGGCATGGAGAAGGTAATCTCAAGTCTAGCTCTCAGAGTGGCTCTAATAACCCTCTCCAGCCTCCCAAAACCAGACATGTTCATTGTGGATGAAGGTTGGGGAGCGTTGTCTCCAGCCAACAGAGGGAGAGCCATCGAACTCCTGAACACCTTGAAGTCAAGGTTCAGACTGGTCCTGGTCATCTCTCACGTTGACGAAATCAAGGAAGCCGCCAACACCATCATAACCATCAAGGATGTTGATGGCAGGTCAAGCATCAACTGGTGAAGGGTTCAGCCAACCGGAATGGACTCGGCAACGAGAACAACAGCCTCAACGCTGCCCATCTCGCCACCGTGTGCAATGTTTGACTGACGCTTCTGTGCTGCTGCCATAGCCTCTTCCTTGCTAGCAAAGACTTCCCTGCTTAGTCTTCCGCTTTCGAGGATGTGCCAGCCCTTTGCAGCAGGGGAACCTGCTCCCATGCTTTCATGGACGGCTTCGCTAATGAGTTGCTTGAGTTGCTTGAGTGTAAGTTTCATGTGTGTGCTCTCCTGGTCATATATATATCAAGCCAGATAACTCTGCTCAACAACAGCGTTCTCATGACTCCCTGCGGCCTTGTTGGCAGCCTGTTCAGAACGGAACACGCCTAGGACTTTAGTTTCCTCTGCTGCTGGTCCTGTTGGGTCTTCGACCCATTCTTTTGACAGGACAACCCACACGGGCGTTCCTAGTTGTTCAAGGATGGTTCTACGAATGAGTTTCTTGGCTTGTTCTCTTGTCTTCATGGCAGATAACTAGCAAGCGGTTTATGGTCAACGAAGTTGTAAGAAACTGTTTTGAACTTGAGAGTAAGTGGTGATAGAGTCAATCTTACTGGAGGTTGAAGGTTTCAACCGGCCAGTGTTACAACAACCAGTTTAGAAGAGAGTTCATCATATGAGCGCAGTTACACACAGAAGCAACAAGGGTGTTCTATCCACACAGCCAACAAGGAAGCTTACAGAAGGTGACCAGAACCTTCTTGAGTCTGTTGGTAGGTTCTGCATTAGAGCCAAGCACAGTTCGTGGGAGACCGTCAGTCACCAGAACGACACAGAAGCTGTCTTCATTCTTCGAGATGTAAGCGGCTGGCTGCTTCCTTCCGAGTACAGAGCGTTGGTTGACGGCTGGAGCCATTATCGTTTGAACAAGGATGATTCCGGTCTCAACGGAGCTGTGGAAGCGTTGACCAAGAGACTGTCAACAACCGGCTGAGAATAATGGTTGATAACCGGTTTTCGCCATGATATTATCTCCTAATGGGACTAGGAGTTTGTTGTCACTGGCTTGAATCCGTAACCAAACCAAACGGCAGTGTTTCCTTGGTCAACACAATCAAGGAAACACCCTTGCAACTCGGCAAACACAGCCGAGGGCTGTACACACCAACACAGGTGCTCAGCACCTACAAAGCCAACGTCAAGTCGTTGGCTTCTGTCATTCCCAAGTTGAAAGCAGCCGGAATCGACAATTTTCGCATGTCTAGCAGCATGCTGCCGCTCTTGGACAAGTATCACACGCTCGCCTCTTCCGACGAAGAGTTCATGAAAGCGCTGCATGGTCTCGGAGCCAAGTTTATGGCTGCTGGCATAAGGGTTACCACACACCCTGGGCAGTTCACTGTCCTGTCTTCTGACAACCCGACAGTTGTCGAAAACAGCATCCAAGAGTTGTCCATGCAAGCCTGGGTTTTTGATTCCATGGGCTTTCCACAAACACCGTTCCATGCAATCAACGTTCATGGCGGCAAGGCCAACAGAGCGGCACAGCTAGTTCAAGCAACAAAAAGCTTGCCCCAAAACGCACGATCAAGGCTGACGTTCGAGAATGACGAGTGCTGTTATTCGGTTTCTGCCCTGCTAAGTGTTTTCGAGAAAACAGGTGTGCCTGTTGTCTTCGACAGCCATCACCACACCTTCAATCACGAAGGCATGCCTGCGCAGGTTGCATACGAGTTGTCGCTATATACATGGCGTCGAGCAGGGTTCAAGGCGTTGCAACACGTATCCAACTCTGTTCCTGGCGTAACTGAGTCTGCTTCGTTTCAGGACAGAAGGAAACACAGCGACTTCATTGCCAACATCCCCGACTGTCAGCTTGATGGTTTGAACACCGGTGCAATCGACCTGGACGTTGAAGCCAAGATGAAAAACTTGGCCGTTGTCAGGTTGAAAGGTCTTTTACGAGCCTGATGTTGCACTGCATGAGTTTGCCAACACCACCGCTGGCGTTTCTGATTTCAACGTCATAAACGGCCTTGGTGGTTGTAATCTTGGCGGTGCATTGCTTGCGGCTACCTCTGGCGCTGCTGTCCTGGTAGTAAGGATACGTAACAACAACCGTCTGAACTTCACCAATGAACTCCAGCGCCTTGTCGGCAGAGCTCAGGTTGACAATCTTCAGCGTTCCCGCTTTCTGTTCACGAAGGTAGACGTAGCCATAGCCAAGCTGTGCTGCCAAGAACAAGCGAACCGCTTCCTTGTCTATAGCTGGAGTTGCACTCATGCCATCGGTGTAGACAATCTTGTTTGCATAGGCTGTGAGACCCCTTGCAATCTGATCCTTGTCAACGCCTAGAATAGCCATGAACTTGTCGGTGTTTGGGGATGCTGCCGAAGGTCTTGCTTCGATGACAACTCTCTTGCCTCTTGTCGGTAGGGTGACAAACGCATCGCTATAACCGGTGTTGGCGATGGTAGCTCCGGACACGTTCTTGATTGAGACATAGATTTCTGACTGCTTTACACCGCCGATAAGAGCTGGTTTGACAAGCTTCAGCGTCATGTCGGTCACAAGCGGCCCGATGTTGTTCAGCTTGTCAGCGAAGGGTCTCTTGACTCTCGTGTTGCCACCAGCAGACTTGTCAACACCAGCAATATCGGTGTCCTTTATGCCGTAGAACTTGTTGAGCGCTGTCATGACAGCTGTCCAAGCAGCACCCTTCTTGGCTGCGATGCCTGTCTTGAGCTTAGCCTCGAACTTCTGCCCTTCGTTCTTCCCGGCAGAGAAAACAACAGGAATCTTGTTCCTGTCAATCATGACGATATACGTCGTGTACTTGCTTGACAGAGACTCTTTCTCTCCAGGAGCCACAGGCTTCACCTTCCAGCCCTTGAGTGCGGTCTTGATTACACTGGCGATGTCATCCTTCAAGTTTGTAAGGGACAGACGATAGCCTCCACGCTTTGTGCCAGCGAACTTCAACTTGCCCTTGCTCTTCGCCACAATCTTCATGGCTGATGCCTTGCCAAACACATCTTCGTTCAACAGTAGAGCTTCGGCCAGCGAGCTACCAAGCGAAGGAAGCGAAGGAAGCGAAGGCATGGCTGTTGCTGGGCCTGCAAGGGGGTCAGAGTCGACTGTCTTCTCCCCTGCTGGGTCTGGATCATCTACATCCGGTTCGGGCTCTACAGAGCCTTCCAGAGTGTCTCCAATGAGAGCAGCGTCATCTTCGATAACGTCGGTGAGCTCTTCAACGTCGGTGAACCCCGGTTCAACCACTTCAACGGAACCATCTTCTTCTGTTCCTTCTGGTGTGGAGCCGTCCACCATCGCTGCAGCTACGGCAGGCTTCGTTGTTGGCATAGGAGCAAGTCCAACGTCTTGTTCTGGCGTCAACGGTTCCAAGACTTTCTGTTCCAGAATCACGTTCCTGCTGCTGAGTATTCTTCCTGGGATAACCATTCGTTTCTCCTGAGTCTATACGGTATATGTATGGAAGACAATAACCAACAGCACAGTCCCCAGCCAGTCCAAGAGCGCTTCGTTGTAGATGGCAAGGTGGTCAAGCCTCTACACGGCGGGAAGGTGGTCGTGACCTATCCTGAGAACAACGACAAGGTTATTGTTCCGCTGTTCTGTCCTATGTGTCAGTACCCGATGAAGACAGCTGGAGATGCAAGGTCGTTCAAGGAACACGAGTTGTGTGAGATGTGTGTGTTGTTCTGGGGAACTGGCGTGCTAGCTAGTGGAACCGGTCCGGACAAGGGGTCGGAACGATGGAAAGCCTACATGGAACGCAGGCACTTGGCGTTCATGCCATCAATCAGGTTCAAGTGACTAGTTATTTCCCAGAAGGTTCCACCAATGCCCATTCAGAAGACAGCTAGATACCGTGTCCTTGCAAACCTGCTGGACACAAGCTTCGGCAAGAGTTCGCTCAGAAACTATCCAAACCACTTTGTGAAGTTGTCGATGCCAGCTGAAGGCACTGTGCTTGTGAAGGCGCAGATGATCGTTTCTGTTGGCAGCGTCAACGTGTTCAACGAACTGCGCAAGAAGTACAGGGAAGAGCTGTTGGAAACCATCAAGCGCAAGCTTGAGGAAGTACAAAAGCAGTACAAGGCAGCGATTGAGGCAACGGAGAACGTTCAACAGCCAACGGTTCAGAAAATCGAGGAAGCACCACCGAAGACCGTAAGGCTTGTCTTGGACAGCAAGACGCTGCAAGAATGGCTTGAGGATATTCGTGTGTCTGGGTATACGACTCAGAAGACTTGTATCTTTCACATTCAGTGCCTTGCTGAAGTGGAATAGCACTCGGTGGTGCCAACACTCAGGTTATGGCACTTACAAAAAAAGAACAGATTGACGAGATTCTGAAATGTGGGGAAGACCCCATCTACTTCATCAAGAAGTACCTCTACATCTCTCACCCAATAAAAGGCAGACTGCACTTCGAACTCTATCCGTTTCAGGAAGAGTGTATCCAGTCGTTTCTGGACTACAGGTTCAACATCGTGTTGAAGTCCAGACAGTTGGGGTTGTCGACCACGACAGCTGCCTACTGTTTGTGGATGGCGATGTTCAAGCGTGATGTAAACATCTTGGTGATGGCAACGAAGTTGGAAGTTGGTAAGTTCATGGTCCAGAAGATCAGGACAGCTTTCAAGATGTTGCCTGCTTGGATGTTGACAGCGTTGAGCTTGACGGATCCAGAAGCGGAGTCCGTGAAGTACCTGAAGTTCTCTAACGGCTCGAAGATCACGGCTATCCCTACCTCTGGTGACGCAGGTAGAGGTGAAGCTGTGTCGTTGCTCGTTGTTGACGAAGCTGCACACATCGATACTCTCGAAGAACTGTGGCTGGGTCTCAGGCCAACAGTTAGCACAGGTGGTCGAGTGATTATGTTCTCATCTCCAGCAGGCAAGAACTTCTTCTATCAGATGTGGATGGGAGCTGAAACTGGAGAGTGGGAAGAGAACAAGGTAGGCAAACACTGCAAGGGCCTTGGCAAGAATGGATTCCATGGAATCAAGCTTCCATGGACGGTTCATCCAGAGCGTGATGACAAGTGGTTCGAAGAGCAGGCACAGTCCATGGACGCCCGTGGTGTGGCACAGGAGCTAATGTGCGCCTTCGAAGGTTCTACACTTACGTTCTTCCCTCAAGCCTCCATCGACTACGTGAGAAACATGTCTCAACAGCCTATGGGACACAGTGGACCCAATGGCAAAGGGCATGACTTCCACATCTGGAAGACTCCTGTTGATGGACACAAGTATGTGTTGTCGGCGGACGTGGCAAGAGGAGACAGCGAAGACTATTCAGCGTTCCATGTGTTTGACACAAAAGAAAGCGAAGTCGTTGCAGAGTATGCGGGCAAGATTCCTCCTGACAAGTATGGGGACTTTCTCATCGAAGTTGGAACCAAGTACAACAACGCCCTGATTGTGAACGAGCTAAACACCGTTGGACTTGCAACGGCTATCAAGCTCAGAGATAACAAGTACCCAACTCTGTACTATCCGCCCGAGCTTCAAGAGAAGATGCTTACGATGCTTCCAGAAGAGAAGGAAGAAGTTCTTCCTGGGTTCACCATCACACAGAAGAACAGGGAGAAGATTCTTGAGAACCTTGAGATGGTTATTCGTAACCACCACTTGAAGGTTTACTCCTTGAGGTTCGTGGAGCAGATGGAAACCTTCATCTGGAACGGAAAGCGTGGTCAAGCCTTGAAGAAGCGCCACGACGACTTGATTATGGCCATGGCCGTTGGGTTGACAGTGTTCACTCCCATGGCCCACGCCAACGGCTATATAGACATGCAAGCAGGTGCGAATGCAGCTGCCATGGCATTTCTGTCAGGAATCAGCAGAGGATACAAGGATGTCAACCACAGAGTTGACGGCAAACCTATTCCGAAGGGCATCGACCCATATGCTGTCAAGGCAGCCACAGCTCTCAGGAAAGAGTTCTGGTGGGTATACGACGGAATGGCACCGTCGAAGGGCTAGTTCTTCGGCATGGCTTCCCTAATGGCCACGACAACAGGGCTCGGGTTGAGTTTCACGGCTTGAACTTCTCCCAAGAGTTTCGAAGCTTCCTGAGCGTTCTTGCTTGTTGCAGGGAAGCCACAACGCTGTGAAAGTGTTGCTGGGTCACCCATAGCACTTCCCGCCTTGTGGATGGTTGCTGTGGTCTCTGCTAGCAGTGTAGCATATGCAAGGATGTCCTTGTTCTGTTCCTCGCTGGGCCTAGGCAACCCTGTCTTGTTGTCCGTCACGTTCAAGACGGCTCCAACGATATCGTCTACTCTGTCTCTAGGCGTTCTGGACCTTATAGAAGGCTCACCAGAGGAGTATCTGTCTTGGAAGTACCCAGCTAGCTTCTTTGTCACCCAAGCCCCCAGAGCTGCTGCTGCTGCCATCAACAGGGTAGTCAGAAAGAACTCGTTGAGCTCCTTGCCTTTCCTTGCTGCATGCTCAACAATCTGCATCTGCACGAGCTTTTTGACAACAGCTCTAGCCTTCAGCTCAGACAGCTGTTGTTTGCTCTGCTTCATATAGGCGTCCTGTGCCACAACTAGGGCTTCATACAGAATGGTGCCGGATTCTTTCACCGAAGCCAACAGCCCCGCAAGCCTCACCCTTTCGGCCTGAATGGCATCTGCAGCTGTTGGTTGCTGCTGTTCTCTTACCAGCGTTCGCTGTGGAGCTGGTTGAGCTTGTTGGCCGGGAACCGCTCTTCCTGGGATGTTCGTGCTTGCAGGTGTTGCTGCATATGCCTGTGTCTGCTGGGGTTGAGCCCTTGTCACCGGAACGGCTTGTGCAGCTTGTGCAGTTTGTGGTTGCTGTGCTGGGACTGCTTGTGCTTGCTGCTGTGTAGTTGCAATGGTTATGGCTTCATCTGTGGCTTGACTCAAGAGTGTTCCGAGGCGGCCATACTTCTGCAGAAGGCCGTCAAGGTCGCTTATTGCTTTTTGGCTTGCTGACACAACTGCGCCGTACTTCTTCTTGGCTTCCTCAAATTCCCTAGACGCTTGCTCTGCTAGCGCAGCACGTTGTTTCGACGTGATGGTGAAGAACACGGCGGATTCTTTCTCTTTGCCGAACACACGCTCCCAGAAAGAATGAAACGCTCCCACGTCTCCGTTCTTGAACCGGCGAATCACGTTCTGTCCGGTCTTCAATCGATTCAAGATGTTGTTGGCGGTCTCGTCATCAATCGAAGTTGCAAGTTGCTTTATGTCGTCAACGCTTCGGAAGTCATATTGCAGAGTTCTGAGGAACTGTCGGAACGCACCCGCTGTGACTGGAAGCTTGTCCGTTTCAGGGTTGAGGGTAAATGTGCTTGTTGCCATGGTTATAGATAGGTGCAGCGTCGTGCATGAATAAATGGGTTGAATGACGGCCTTGAATATGTTATCATGGTGAGAATACTAGTTCGGCAACATCATCCCAACAACAGAGACAAGCACAGCATGAAGACAGTGTACAGCCAACCCAACAGTCAAGAGTTCTGGCAAGAGCAACTTGACAAGGTTGTTGCTCAGTGTGAAGCCAGAGACATAGAAGTGAACGTGGGCTCCAGAAAAGAGAACATGCTGCTCATCTATGAAGACCGGTATGTTATATGGCTGAATAGTCGAGTGAAACCAGAGACCAGACTGTATTTGCTTTTGCATGAGTTGGGTCACGTTTTTATCTTGCGTGACAAGAAGTTGATTACTAAGTTCTCAAGAGTGAACTCGAAAGCCAAATCCTTGTCGCTCAAGATTCTTGAGATTGAAGAAGAAGTTCTTGCGTGGCATATGGGTGAACAGTTCGCTAGAAAGAACGACATCTATCTAGGCCCTGGATTTCTGCTGTGTAAAGCTAAGTGCTTGAAGACTTACATATCCAGCGTGTAGAACGGTGTGTAGGACGCTACATGCAACTCAACGAACAACCACAAAAACCAAATCAAGTGATAGAACCAACAGCTACCAGACAACCTGCGCCTTCACGACTGAAGTATCTCAACAAGGCATACAAACCGACCAACAACGCCAACCAACAGCCCAAAAAGGGTAGCACGAAGGCCGAACAAGAGTATGACCTAGACTTGTTCAACCGATATCA